CATATTCACAATCTGGTTGGCTTGGTGGTGATTATAGCCATTATGATAACTCCATTTGCCTCGCACTAGTGGAGTCGCTCGGGCGCATACTAGTTGCGTGTGCTCGTGTGAGCGGCTACAGTGATGAGCAGGTGTGTATGGTTCGATCGTTGCTCAAGGCTCTTGAGCGCCCAGTGTATGTGTTTTTAGGGACTGTGTACAGGGCTAGTGGATCGAATCCGTCAGGTGTCGCGATTACTACATACATGAATTCGGGATATAATTCCTTGATTCACCGTATGGCTTTTTATCGCGCTAATCCTCAATGCATTTCAATTGCGGAAGCTCTCGATAAGAATAGGTGTACACCATTTCGAGCTAATGTTTGTTTGCGAACGTATGGAGATGATGTGATTGGGTCGCCGCGGAATGTAGATGGAGTTCGGCGTCTGACTAACTACCATGTGCGTGACGTTGCAGCCTCGTTAGGTATGACATACGGGGCGGCAACCAAGGGCCAGGAGTTGCCCGAGTTGTACAATCCATCGGAGTTGCGTTTTCTCAAGTGTGCGGATGTGTATAGTCCGTCTCTTGAGAGGCGTGTTGGTAGTGTGGATTTTTCTTCTGTCCGCAAGGCCCTTGCCTTTGAGCGTAATAAAGCGAGAGACTCGCGTATAAACACGGCTACGGCTGTTTTACGTCTTCTCTATGCACATTGCGACGCCTCCCATCAGAAAGAGCGCTATAATGCTGTGCGTGATATACTTCATTTAAAGTTGACACCTCAGTATTTTAGCGCGCCTGTGGAAGACGTGTTCCCGTCTTTCGATGCGATGACGGCTAGTATCCGTGATCCAAGTAAGGAGAAGGTTGCAGTAGGTATTTGGACTGTTGAGGAATAGTTCTCTGTCCAACGGACCGAATCGTAGCGATGTTCTTAAACTACGCAGAGCAAGTTTTTGTTAGCTTTCAGAAAAACTATCATTGTATTTTTCGACATGTTTCATGTTGCATGCGTCATGCATGTTCGTTT